CCGGCCACCTCGCGCAGCACCCGTGCCAGCGGCTCGGTGGACACCGTGACCAGGTCCGCGGTCTGCGCGCAGTGCTCCACCGCGTCCCGGATGTCGGGACGGTTGAACAGCTGGTAGGCCTGCCAGTTCTCGGCCGTGATGTTCCACAGGTCGTCGTCTAGCTCGTACACGGTTTTCGCCCGCAGGCTGGCCCGCCGCCAGACGCCCAGGCCATCGTGCTTGTTCCAGCGCTGCGCGACGACCACGTCGTGGCCCTGCAAGTCCGCCAGGGTGATCACGGGCGGGTGCCCGTTGTCGCCGGCGTCGGCGAACGTCACCTCGAAGCCGTCTCGCTTGGCCAGCTCCTCCAGGGGGACCCGGACCCGGTACCACGCGCAGCCGGAGCCGCCGTCGTGACCTGCGAAAATCCTAATTTTACCCCCTCCGCTAGTCCGGCATCTCGGCCAGGTAGCACGGCACCCGCGGCCCGCAGTACCCGGTGATCTTGTAGACGACCAGGCCGTCCAGCCCGCGGATCTTGAGGATCCCCCAGTCCCAGGGCTCCTGCCTGATGATCTGCGCGAACGGGGACCAGCCCGCCAGGATCAGGTTATAGAGCTCGCCGGAGATGTAGACGGCCCGGTCTGCGCGCAGGACTTTCGCGTAGCCGTCCGGCGTCGTGTGCCATTCGAGAATCAGCTCGCCGGTTTTCGGGTCCCCGAAATCGGCACCCGGGGTCACCGACATCCTCACGCCCGTCATTCCGCCTCCACCAGCCTGACACCGGCGATCGGGATGGAGCGCCGCGGATACTGGGTCAGGCCCCGGCGTGGCGGTACCAGCCAGAGCATCCCGTCAGAGACCCGGTAGTCCTCGCACTCGTAGATCTCGACCCGGCCGTCCATCCAGGTCACGGTAACCCTCACCGGCCGGGCCGGATCAGGCCGGGCATCACCGGGACGGCGGCCAGCAGCCCGGAACCGCCCATCCCCTCGCCCAGCTCGGTGATCATCTTCCCCCACGCCAGGACCTGCGCCCGGGGCAGCTGCACGGTCAGCGTGGTGGTCGGGGTGCGGATGGTGATAATCCCCGCGCCCGTACTGCTGGCGCCGGTGATCAGCATCGCCGGGCCGGGGGCGAGCAGCGGGTTGGCCTCATCGACCGGCGGCGGCAGCGGCGCGCCTGCGGGGGGCTGCGGCGTCATGACGGCCTCCTAGCGGAAGACGGACGGCCAGGCGTCGGCCGTGACCTCGCCGACCCGGACGTGCGGCACGCCGGCGCTCAGCCAGGCCCAGACCAGGTTCCAGTCCTCGAACGCGCTCGGCTCGCCCCAGGTGGCGATGTCCAGGATATCCCGGCGGTGCATGATCATCGGGGTGCCGACGTCGCCGGCGGCCAGTTCCCCGGCGCCGATGACCAGGTCTCCCAGCGGCTGGCGGGACAGCATCCGGGACACCGCGAAGCCGGCCTCCGGGTGAGCATCGAGGGCGGCGGCCAGCAGCGCGCAGTGCCGCGGCCGGAGCCGGTCATCGTCGTCGCAGTAGGCGATGTAGTCCCCGGCGGCCAGCTCCAGGCCCGCCCGCCGCGCGGGGCCGCCCCAGTGCGGGTGCTCATCGTGCGCCGGCAGCTCGTGGTACCGCAGGTTCCCCGGCCCCGGCGCGGCCAGGATCTCCCGCAGCTCGGGGTCCGGGCCGTCGGAGATGACCAGGTGCTCCACGGCCGGGTGCTCCTGCTCCCGCACCGACGGGATGCAGCCGCCGGTCAGCTCCCCGTGCCGCCGCCAGGTCGCGGTGATGACGGTGACCAGGGCGGTCATCCCGGTGCCCCGCCGGCCGCCAGCTCCCGGATGATGCGGGCGCTGGCGGCCAGCCCGGCCGGGTCGGCGGCCCACGCGGCGAACGCGGCCCGGTCGCGGTCGAACCCTGGCTCGGCCTCGGCGTAGGTGGCGTCCCGCGGGGCGGTGCCGAACGTGTAGTGGTAGTGCCGGACGGTCACCTCCGGGACGTACGCCAGGCAGCCGGCCCGCTCGCCGAGGGCCTTCCACGCGTTGTCGCAGAAGTACCGCCAGCCGGGCCGCATCAGCCAGCCGAGCGCGGCCGGGATGGAGGCGGTGATGACCGGGGCGGTGGGCAGCGCGCGGCCCTGCAGCGTGTCGTCGCCGTAGGCGATCCCGGTGCCGCCCAGGCCGTCGATCGCGGCCAGCAGCATCGTGTCCCAGCCGGGGGTCAGCGGCTCGTGGTCGTCGCCGAGGCTGGCCAGCGCCCGGTAGCCGCCGCCGTACCGGGCCGCGATCAGGTTGGTCCACTCGCCGCAGCTGCGCCGCGGGCCGCGTGCCGTCGCCGCGCCGGCCAGGTCCAGGCCGTCATAGGAGCCGTCGTCGTCATCGACGGCGAAGACCAGGTCGGTCCGCGCCCGGCAGGTAGCCCGGCACGCGGCGGCCAGCCGGACCGCGCTGCCGGGCCGCCGCCGGGTGGGGGTGATGACGAGCAGGTCACGCACCGCCGGCCGCCGGGATCTCGATGACGCCGAGGCCGGGCCACGCCTGGTGGCCGTACCAGTCCAGCCCGGATCCGGAGCACCAGTCGTCCAGGGCGCGCGGCACGTCGGGCCAGTCGGCCGGGTTGTGCGTGTCGTGCACCAGGACCACGCCGCCGGGCCGCACCCGCGGCGCGTACGCGGTCAGCTCCGCCACCGTGTCCAGGTAGTTGTGGCTGGTGTCGATGAACAGCAGGTCCGCGGCGGCCGGGCAGAACTCCCGGGCCTTCGTGCCCAGGTCGTCGGCCTGCAGGAAGTTCCACCACGGGCAGCCCGCGATGACATCGCTGACCTGCGGCGGGGCGATGTCGACCGACCAGAGCCGGCCGCCGCCGTGCTCCATCCCGGCCAGCAGCGCGCAGGTGGAGTTCCCGGCCCGGACGCCGAGCTCGATGACGGTGATGCCGGGGTGCCGCGCCCAGGCGTACAGCACCGGCAGCTGCTCCCGCATGTCGTGCCCGGCGGCGCACCGCGCCCGGTATTCCCTGCCCAGCGGCGAGGTCATCCCCGGCCGGCCCGGATCTGGTCCTGCACCCAGGCGTAGGTGCGCTCCAGCCCGTCGCGGACGCTGACCTGCGCCTTCCAGCCGGCCTTCTCCGCGGTCAGCCGCGTGTCGCAGCCGCGGCGGCCGGGCACCCCGACCGGGCCGTCGGTGTGCCGGACGTAGCTGAGCTGCCAGCCGGCGATCTCGCAGACCGCGTCCACCAGCTCCAGGACCGACATGGTCTCGGACGTGCCGACGTTGAGCGGCCCGCCGTAATCGCAGGCGGTGATCGCCAGCGTCGCGTCAACCGCGTCCGAGACGTAGGTGAACGTGCGGATCGCGGTGCCGTCGCCCCAGATGCCGATGATCCGCTCGCCGGCCAGCTTGGCGAGGGCGACCTTCCGGCAGATGGCGGTGGGCGCCTTCTCCCGGCCGCCGCGCCAGGCCGCGTGCGGGCCGAACACCGACTGGTACCGGCCGATCCGCGCCTGCAGGCCGGCGTCGGCGGCGAACGCCAGGCACATCTGCTCGCCGAACAGCTTCTCCCACCCGTAGCCCTGTTCCGGGTCGGCGGGGTGCGCCATGTGCTCGGCCAGGTCCGGGGCGTCCGCGGCCTGCTGCAGGTGCAGCGGGTAGACGCAGGCGGAGCTGGCGTACCACAGCCGGGCGGGTGCCCCGGCCGCGGCCCGGATCACCGCCGCGTCAGCGAGCACCGACAGCGTGCAGTCCGCCTGGTGGGTGCTGATGTACCCCATGCCGCCGGCCTGCGCGGCCAGGTGGTAGACGGTGCCCGCCCCGGCCGCCGCGAACCGGGCGGCGCCGGGGACGGCCAGGTCCAGGCGCAGGTTCACCGCGGCCGGGTGCAGCTGCTGCCAGTCGCCCAGCGGCCTGATGTCGGCGGCGCGGACCTGCTCGCCACGGTCCAGCAGCGCCCGGACGAGGTGCCCGCCGATGAACCCGCCGGCGCCGGTCACCAGCACGGTCACCTGTCCCGGCCCTTCTCCGTAACGGCCCGGAGCTCCGCGCGCAGCTCCGCGACCTGCTCGCCGGCCAGCCCGTCCAGGCTGCGGGTGAACGGGTCAGGCTGCTCGCTGGCGTCGCCGTCCAGCCACTCGATCACCGTGCCGTACTCCGGGTGCCCGTGGATCCGCATCAGGTCATCGTAGGACGCCCACACCGAATGTGACCGGTACTCGGTCAGCCACCGCACCGCGCAGGTGCCGTCGCTGAAGATCACGCCCTCGAACTGCACCTGGTCAGGCGGGTTCGCCGCCCCCTGCGCGTGATACTCCGGCGGCGGTGCCGGGCGGTAGCAGCGGAACCGGCGCATCTGCTCAGCGCGCCAGGTTCGCGTTCCCGGCGTGGGCCAGGTTGGCGTTCTTGACAGTGGACAGCTCCTGCCCGGCGGGCTTGACCGTGCCGCCCTGGGTGATCACCGCCCTGTTCGCGTTGCCGTTGTGCGAGTTGTCGGCCATGGCTGCCTCCTGCTCAGATGGTGAGGACCTGCGTCGCGGTGCCGGTCAGCCCGTTGCCGTCGGTGACGGTCAGGGTGGCGGGGTAGCTGCCGGAGCCGCTGGGCAGCCGCCAGCTGACGACCGGCCCGCTGCGGGTCGCCGAGTTGTTGAACAGCCAGGCGTAGGTGCTGATCGGCGCGTCGCCGGGATGGCTGCCGGTCCCGTCGAACGTCACGTTGTCCTGGGTCGCCGGGGCCGGCGGGGTGTAGAAGAACGACGCGACGGGCGGCAGCGGCCCGGGATCGACCCCGCCGCCGCCGGGCGGCTGCCAGTAGTCGTGCCCGGGCGGCCCGTCCGGCCAGTGCCGGGCGAGCTCGTAACCGTCCGGCTTGACCGTGCCCAGCTCGGCGTCCGGCTGCCCCGGCTCGGTCCCGGGCGGCCACGGCTGGCCCATGCGGTCAGGTCTGCTTCCACTGGCCGCCGGACTGGCCCTGCGCGTGCCGGTCGGCGCCGGCGAAGTGGTCGCCGGCCTGGCCGCCCTCGAAGCCGACCTCGCCGGCCACGGACTCCAGGCAGTCCCACTTGCCGGCCGCGGACTCCGACGTGGCGTCGTACGGCTGGCCGGGCACGGCGGGCGGGCTGGTGATCGGGCTCGGTGCATCAGGCATTTCCTTCTCCTGTCAGTTGTTCGGGCCGCCGCCCGCGATGGCGTTGACGGTGGTGACGCCGGCGCCGGTCACCGCCCGGCCGCCGCGCCCGCCCGCATTGGCGCCCCGGGCCGGTCCCGCGACCCCGACCGAGGCCTGGGAGGCGTGGCCTTCCACCACCGGGTCAGCCGGCGGGTCAGTGTATTCCGGCTCCGCCGCCGCGGGACTGCGCCAGGCCGGGGCGGGCGGGTTCCAGTCGCCCGGCCGCGGGTCTTCCTTGCCGGAATGACCCGGTTCCAGCTGTGAGGTCATGGTGAGGTTCGGGGTGTCCTGGTCGGCGGCGGGCGGCAGCGGGCTGACCGGCTGGCTGCCCGGCGCGGTCATCGCCGTGGCGTTGCTGCTCATCATGTTGCCGGCCGCCTGGGACGTCGCCGTGATCGCGTTGTCCGCCAGGCGGCTCAGGTCCCGGCAGCTGCCCTTGCTCACCCAGGCCGGGGGCATGGCTCAGCCCCTGACGGCCCGGCCGCCGCGCAGCACCCGGCCGCCGCCCGGCTGGAACCTGCCGCCGGCCTGCGGCTCGTTGCCCGCGATGCCGGGCAGCTGCGGGCCGCCGGTCGCGTAGCCGGAGTCGTTGGCCTCGGTCCAGTTGCCGGGGCCGTCGATGTCGTCGCGGACGCTGTCGGAGGCGTAGGTGCCGGACAGGTAGGACCCGGGCCGGGTGAAGGCGACCGAGTCCGATCCGGTGCCCTCCGAGTGCCGGGCTCCGGCGGTCCCCGGCGCCCCGGTGTCCGTGATGTCCCCGCGGGACAGCCCGGTGAAGTCGTCGGTGGTCTGGCCGGGCTCAACGGTCGGGTCGCCGTCGCCGCCGCCGCCGGCGGTGCCCGGCGCGCCGGTCGTGGTGGGCAGCGGGCCGCCGAAGATGGCGGTGTCGCCGGGGGCGACCGGCGGGTACTGCCCGACCTGGGACGTGACCAGGGGGCCGCCGGTCTGCAGGCCGGACCTGGCCGGGGCGTCGCGGGAGGCCTCGTTCCGGTTGTAGCCGGCGACCGAGTTGGAATCAGCCATGGGGGGCTCCTGTTCTGTGGAGCCCGGCTCCCGTAGGCCGCGGGCGGTGCGTGGTTCCAGGATAAGCCCGGCAGCCGGTTACATCCGGCTCCCGTACTTGCTCATCAGGTCGGCCTTGGTCATGGCCGCCGCGGTGTCCGGGTTCTCGCCGCGGGCGACCGCGTAGTCAACCCACTTCTGCTTGACGTCGCCCGGCGCCGGCGGCTCCGGTTCCGCGGCCGGCTCCGGGGGCAGCGCGCCGGCGCTGGTGAGGGCCGTCTGCGCCAGCGGGGACACCTCCGTGACCGGGGAGATCCCGGTGTCCTCGCTGCCGGCCGCCGCCCCGGGCTCAGTCTCGGCGACGGCCGGCGGCTCGGGCTCGGGCAGCGTGCCCTCGCCCCCCGCATCCGGGGCGGGAACGGCAAGCCCGATCCGGATGAGGTCTTCGGCCTCCCAGTCTTCGGCGGTCAGCGCTGCCCCGGCCGGGTAATCGCGCCAGTCCCGGCCGCCGGGTCCGCCGCCGGACAGGTTGACGATCATCCGGACGGTCCGCATGCTAGCCTCCCTCTGGTCCCCCGCCCGCGCCGGCGGCCACTCGCGCTGCGCGGGCGGGGCTGCTGCCGGGAATCAGGATCAGGTAGCCGCTCCCTGATACAACTTAATCGCACCGGTTCGATCAACCAAAGTGCCATCTCCGCGCAAAATCGCACGGAAAGTCACCAAATCTGAACCGAAGGCGAAGTCGTCGCTACGCTCGAACCGGACCCCTCCGACCAGGCGGACGAAGAACTGGCTGAAGTCGCCGAAGCCGATCGCCTTGGAGTTGACGGCCATGGCCGGCATGAACGGGTCGGCGACGAGGGGCTTTCCCAGGAGCAGGTCGGGCGAGCCGAGGACCGCGGACGGCTCCCAGATGGGGCGGCCGACGGTGTCGGTGATCTTCCTGAACCCCCCGATGGTCTTGTCGGCGGCCAGCCAGTAGCAGGACCGGGACTGCCGGTAGGGCGCGATGACGGAGTATTCGAGGTCGACCAGGTTGGCGTAGGACGGGGCGCCGGACACGCCGGTCACCGAGCCGGTCACGCCGACCGTGGCGGTGTTGATGATGCCGGACGGCTGCCCGGTGCCGGACCCGTTGACCAGGTCGTTGCCGAACGCGTTGCCGAGCGCGCGGCCGGCCTGCATGGCGAGGTAGCCGAGCAGGTCGACGGCGGTGTCATCGATGAGCTCACGTGCTACCTGAAGTAGCACACCGTATTTGTAGGCGCTCAGCGGCTGGGTGCTGAACGCCGGGTCGGAGGTCGGCAGGCTGCCGGCCTGGGCCGCCGAGGCGGCGGTGGAGTGCGCGGTCGTCTTGGGGACCTGCAGCGTCTCGCCGCCCCCGGTGTTGAGCACGGTGGGACCGCACTGCATGACCCCGCTCACTTCGATCAAGTGTGCGATGAGCATGTCGTAGAAGTCGATCGGCACGATAGAGGATGCGGAGCCGGTCCCGGTGGTCAGCACCCGGTAGTTGATCGGCCCGAGCACCGGGTCGCGGCGGATCTCCAGCGCGCGGCCGGCGCCGTCGTCACCGCGCGCCCACTTGCGGATCTCCTCCAGCATCCTGCCGCCGCCGGCGGTACGGGCGGCCTGGCCGGCGTCGGGCTTGCGGCCGGACAGGGCGTCGAACGCCTCGTCGGCTTCCTTCGCGCGCCTCTCGGTATCCAGCACCGCGCGGATGCGGACGTCCAGCTTCTGCATCTCCTCCTGCAGCGCGTCCCAGCGGCCCTGCTCGTCATCGGCCAGGGCGCGGTTCTCCTCCGCGGCCTTCTCGGCGATGCCCCTGGCCTCTTCCCAGACGTTGTGCCTGCGGTCGCGGAGCCTCTTGGCAACTTCAGATGGCATGGCTGTGCTTCCTTCCGGTGATTGCCATCTGCACCTGCACCGGCTCCGTCCGTATCTCAGCTACGGCCCCTGGCGCGCTTGCGTCTTCGGTTACTGCGCCTACACCTCGTCGGCGTAGGGGTCTTCCATGTTGGCCTGCAGCGCGAGCAGCGCCTGGGCGCCGGTCATCACCGGGCGCTTCGGCGGCCGGAGCCGCTGGTCGGGCTTGCCCTTCCCGCCGTCGTCGCGGGTGCGCCGGAAGAACTCCATCGCCCGGCCCTCGGAAAGCCGGGACCGGACCTCCTCCACGTCGGCCTGCACCCACTGCGCGAGGGATTCCACCGCCCCGTTGACCGCCCGGGCGCCGGCGGTGGCGTCCGGGTAGGCCGGGTCGAGCACCGGGGCGACGTCGAC